CCCTGCGATATACCCGCGGTACACCTCGTAGAGGGAGCCGCCGATCTGCGCGGTGACGCGCACTTGCCGGCGTGGGAGGAGCTTCCCGTACAGACTTCCCGAAGTGTAAAAAGGGTCGTATTTGCGGTCCCGGTTATTGAAGACGATCTGGGCGGTGCCAGTCTCGAACTGCTCAAAATCGGAGGAGCGGCCGCGGTGAATGGAGAGACGGCGGACATCGGTCGTTACTTCGGTCCAGTTGGGGGACGCGACGTAGGGACCGTCGTCCCAAGCGACGAATACGCCGGCGACGGGGAACACTGACGGCGAGAAGATTTCGCCGTCGTAGGTGTAGGTCGTCGAGTCGTAGGTGACGCCCGTCTGGTCGTAGGTAATCGGCATCGTCTCTAGTTGCGGTAGCCGTAAACGCGGATCGTGCCGCCTGTGATTGTTCCGGCTGTTGGGGTAAAGGTGAATGCCGTGTACTGCGTTGTATCTGCTAGCAGTCCATTGAACGCTCCAGCCGCTCCACTTGTTGAACTGGCAACGTACAAACAAGAAACAGTTGTGTATTTTGCGAGGTTTGGATTTAACAAGTCAACATTAGCCAGAGTGTTATTTCCGCTAATTGTTCCAACGTAGGGCCACGAGGTTGTGTTTTGTGCAGATAAACCCGCAGGCGTCGCCGATGCGTAGGTATTGTAAACAATCCCGTAGTAATAGCCCGTGGCTGTTGCGCCGAGTGTCATTTTTATATCGGTTCCAGAACTACTTCCTATTCCGCCTGCGTAAATAATGCGATAGTTGTCATAAAGGCTTGAGAAGCATCCTGAGACAGTCACGCTAGAGACCGCGCTGCCGACTGTGACCGTCCCAGTAGCCGAGACCGTTCCATTCGTCGCGCTAGTCGGGATGACTTTCACGAGGCCCATGTAGGTTTCGATTTTTTCGACGGCGTCGTTGAGGTCCTGATGTTGGCCGGCGTGAGACGGCGAGTTGAGCGCCGAGTTTGAGAGCGGGTCGGTGAAATTGTCGAGTGTCCCGGGGAAGGTTGAGGGCATTAGCGTCTCGCTTTCTTCTTTTTGCCGCCGCGGATTTCGGGGCCGGTACGCATGTCATAGGCGAACAAATAGTCGGACACCGAGCGTCCAATTTCGACCGGGTCGCCGACCCCGGTGTTAATGGTGACGGCGATCCCGCCGCCAGCTTGGACCGCTTCGGCGTACGCGACGCCGGCTTGCGCTTCGTTCACTTGGCTCATGGCTTGCGCGACTGCGGTTTCGGCTTGTGTCACTGGGAGGGTCGGGGCGAGGGACTGGGTGACTTGTGCGGCGAGGCCGGCTTGGACGGAGGCGAGATCGGCGAGGGAGGCGTTCAGGCCGCCGACGGTGAAGCCTGCGGTGCCTTCGAGGATGGACTTGGTGACTTCGGCGCCTGCGGTGGGGCCGAGGCCGAGAAGCTGCGAAAGGCCGGTCGCTCCGAGTCCTTGTCCGAGGAGGGCTTTTAGGTTCGCGCCGAAGGCTTTGGCGTCTTCGATCTGCTTCGCGAACGCGGCGGTCGGGCTTATCCGGGCGGCGGTCGCGGCGGCGACGTTCTGCTCGGCGATGGCGACGTCCTGTACGGCCTTCAGGTAGGCGTTAAGGTCGTCGCCTTGCTTGGCTATGTCGAGGTTGTCGTAGGCGCGGGAGCGGGCTTGTAGGGCCTCTGTGTAGGTCTGCTCGGAGGCGGTGGCGGTGGCGTAGGCGCCGGCGAGGGAAACGTCGAAAGAGTAGGCGAGGTTCTTTCCGAAATCGACGGCCTCTTGGCGGGCGTCGGCGAGGTTCTTTTGCATGTCCTCGAGGAGGGTGCGGGCTTCGGAGAGCCGTTCGTTCGCGACCTCGACACCTTTGGCGAGGCTCTTTTGCAGGGTGTCGCCGGTGTCCTTCGTTTCCTTCCGCTGCTTCTTCTTCGCTTTCGTGTCTTTCTCGGAGGCTTTGGACGAGCCGCCGATCCTCTTCGCGGCTTCCTTCTGCGCGTCAGCTTGATCGAGGATGACTTCCGAAAAGCCTTTGTATTGGTCTTTCAGGTAGCCGACTTGCCGGTCCGCTCGGGCTGCGGCTTCGGCCTGATCTTCGAGAGCTGCGGCCGCGTTCGCCTGATTGGTGGCGGTGACGATGATGTTCGAGAGGGCTTGGTATTTGCCGGCGAGGGAGTCGACGTTTCCGCCGGTCTCATTGAGCCACCAATTCAGCGGAGAGAGACCTTGCGCGATGCCGACGCCAGTGATCGTAAAAGCGAGGTCTTTTATCCCGCCGGCGAGGTTAAAGATGCTTGAGCCGAGGTCGGAGACGTCGCCTGAGTCGACTGCTTTTGCGAGGTCGAGGAGTTTTGTGGTGGCGTCGTCGACGGCGGGGAGGAGGAGGGTGCCGAGGGTTTCTTGCAGCTCGCCGAAGCGGATACCCAAGTTTTCGACACGCCCGGCCAATGTTTCGGTAGCCGCCTGAGCGGACCCGCCGAACTTGGCGGTGAGTTCGTCGGTGACTGCTGCGAAGCCGCGGGACTGTACCGCGGTCTCGTCGATCGTTATTCCAAGCTTGGTGAGCGCTCCGTAGTTGCCGTTATAGGCGCGGCCGAGGGCCGTGACCACCGAGCCGAGTTCGCGTTGTGCACCGACCGAGACGTTCGCGGCGAGGGTGAGGAGGTCTTGGGCTTCGGATGCGGAGCCGGTGACGCGGACAAGTTGGGCGAGGGCGGGGCGGAGTTGGTCGTCGGTGATGTTCGTCGCCATCATCGTCGCCGTGATGTATTTCTCGACGCCGTCGATCTGGGCTTGCCGGGCGCCCGTGGTCGCCATGAGCTGCTGAGCGAGAAGAGCCTGCGACTTTTGATCGTCGAGGGCGGCCTTGACCGACGAGATCGCGAATTGGGCCGCCGCTGAGCCGACGACACCGTAGGCGAGGCTCGAGGCTTGCGCCCACTGCGCCTGCGCTTTGCCGAACGCGGAGAGTTCGGCTTGCGCTTTCTTTAACTCCTTACGGAGAGGCGCCGACGTTCCCGTAATAGGGATCGAGATCGACTTGGAGCGGGCCATAACTACGAGAATACTCGTGTCGAGTAGACGTTGCCTTCCTTATCGGAAGCGATGCCGTATCGGATAATAAGGCCGCTGATGCGTTCGGCGTAGATAGAGGCGACCTCTCCGCGTCGCGGGTCGAGCGCGTCATAAATGAAGGGCTGCGGTTTAATGAGTCGTTTCGGCCAACCGAAGTGAATAGGCCCTGCGTAGGGGACGTCGGCGGAGCCGACGCGAACACGGCCGCCGGTGCGCACCGCGGCGGCTCGGATGCTTTTGGCGAGTTGCCCGGTGCGGAATGGCGCGATGCGTTTTGCGCCGTCGACGACAATCTCGGCGGCCTCGAGGTGCGTCGACTTCATTTCGTCTTTGAGGTCGTCGGAAAGGTCTCGGAGTGCTTTCTGCACTTCGCGGAGACCTTCGATTTCGGATTTCCCCATCCGGGTATCCGTCTTCGAGACGCGGAAGCCGTAGGTGCCGCTAGCCATTAGAGGGGATGTCCATGTCTGCTAGTGCCTCCCAGTCGTTTCGGGGTTTCCCGACAACGAACCGAACGAGATGGTGCAGGATTTCGGGGGGTGTTTCGAGGAGTTCCCGCGGCGCTATCCCCGTCTTTAGAGCGAGGATGGCGAAGAGTTCGGCGGCTGCTCCTCCTGCGTAGGGTTTCCGTTGTCGTCGCCTTTGCCGTATTTGATTCCGGCGACGTCGTCGATCCACTTGTCGAAGGTTTCGCCGAGCGCGATCGCCTTACCTTTGAGGGCCGCATAATAGGCGAGTTTGTAGTGCCAATGTTTCGGAGCGTCGTTGCTCCACAGTTGGTCGAATGTTCCGGTCTCTTTATCGGACTCGAACGCATACTCGACCGACGGCCATACGGGGAATGTTCCCTCGCGGCCGTCCCTCTGTTGGACGGTCACTAGGAGCATGAGATTAGGCGACGGTCTTAACGAGTGTGCCGCCGGTGAGGCTGATACTCATAGAGGCGAGGTCGCCTGTTGAGCCCGATACCGGCTGCACCGCCCCGAGATACATATTCGAGATTGTATAGACGGGGTTCGTCGCCGACGCTGCCGCCGAGGTCGGCTTCACGACAACCGTGGTGGTCGTACCGACAAGCGCGTCGAGCGTAGCCGCGACGCTAGAGGCCGCAAAATCTTGGTTCATCGTTACGTCTAAACTCAGGCTTTGCAAACCGCCCGTGAAGACGTGCCCAGAAGCGCCCATGCCCGTTGTCTCGATTTGGTCACGTTCCCAATTCAACGTGAGGCTCGTCACAAAGGCGCTCAAATTGACCGCGTTAATAGTGAGGCTTGCGTCTGTAAGTACGAATACGGCCACGGGTTACTCCTTTTCGGCCTTGTTGGATTTGGTTTCGCCGACGAGGTGGCCGGCCTCGACGAGTGCTTCAATGTTGCACCCTTCGAGTTCTTGATCGGTGATCGTGTCGCCGAGCTTCTTGCCGGCCACTAGATCCGATGCGACTTTATAACTACCCATAGGCTTCAACCTCGTATCGGTAAGCGAAAAACTCTACGCCACCCATCGTAATAGAGATCGGGGTCG